ATGGTAACATTTTTCCATAGGCACTATCGATATTATTTCACACGGATGTTTCCTAGAGTTACAACAGAAAGTGATGATTTCTATTATAATATAAGAAGGTTATTACACGCAATAAACATGTCTGGTGCAAAACCAATAATAATAGATATCGTAAATGTTTCAGACGCAGTAGCAAAAAGGAACTACGGTGCGAATGAGAACATTGAAAGATATAATGATTATTTGCATAGAGCATGTTTCATCTTTGATTGTGAAAGAGTCCGATTGCATTATATGACAAAACACCATCCAGAGATGTTGCACACAGATGGACAACACCTATCAAAAATTGGACATATTGCATTAGCGGGATTAATTGATGACACGATTGAGGGAATGTGATGGAAGAAGATAAAGAAATCGTTGAAGTCGTGAAAGAATTAAAAAAGAAACTTAAAATTTATAAGGAAGGTGAAAAAGTATTAGCAAGTGTTCTTGCAGGGGATATAATATTCAAAGATTTTGATAGTGTTTCACAAAATGGAGAAAATAGGGGATATCTGGTTATTGATTCAGAAGATTCTGAAATACTTTATTATAAAGATGGTGTATATCTAAAAAACGGTGAACAAAGAATAAAAACAATAGCACAATGGGTATTAGGAGACGCAGCAAAGGCACACCAAGTTATGGAAGTAGTTAGTGCCGTAAAAAATTTTCATGCAATAAGAATCAAGAGAGACAAATTGGATGGTTATCTTGACCTTGTTAATTTAAAAAATTGCATAGTAAATACAGCGACATTGGAGACAATACAGCACAGTAAAGATTATTACTTCACAAGAAAGTTGAACTTTGATTATAACAAGGATGCAACGTGTCCAAAAATTCTAAAGTTTTTTAACGATGTCCACAAACCAGAAGATATACCACTCGTTCAAGAAATATTCGGGTATTGTTTATATCCAACTTATATGTATAACTATATTTTCTTTCTAATAGGTTCTGGTCGTAATGGGAAGGGAACAGAACTGAATTTATTGATTTCATTTATTGGAAAAGAAAATATTACAACAAAAGCACCACAAGAATTTTCAGACGACCCATATGCACTTGCATACTTATATGGAAAATCTGCTGACATATGCGGTGATATTGGTTCAGAACCATTAAATACGACAATATTAAAGAGAGCATCTGGGATGGACATATTGAACGGGCAGTATAAGTATGGACATGCGTTTGATTTTTTAAATCATGGAAAATTCGTATTTGCAACAAATTTACCACCACCAATTAAAGATAGGAGTCTTGGTATTTGGAACAGATTAATATTCATTGATTTTCAAAATAAGTTTCCATTAGGCGGTCCAAACACAATTGTTGATTATGCAAATAAGTTGGCAACACCAGAAGAACTATCTGGTTTATTTAATTGGGCTTTAATCGGTTTACAAAGACTAAAAGAACAGGGTCGTGTTTCATTTAATACTTCAACAGTTGATGCAATGAGATGGTATGATAGAAAGGCAAATCCAGTTTTATCATTTTCACAAGACATGCTCGAATATTCGTGTGATGATTATATATTAAAAAATAACATGCGTATAAAATTCACAGAATATTGTAAAAAACACGACTTACACGCTGTCTCAGACCAATGGTTTACACAAAAATTAGTGGATGCATTGCCAGGGTGTGAACCAGATAGAATAACAATAGATGGACAAAAGAAACAAATTTATTTAAATGTTAGATTCAAAGATGATGATAGTGACCAAAGACCGTTACCAACACCAATCGAACCGCACACACCACAGAAAAAATTAAACTTTGATTTATCCTTAGAAGATAAAATAAATCAACTGTTAACTTGTTTAGAAATGTATGAAGGAAAACTTACTTTAGAACAATTGGAAGAACAGGGTTTCTCAAAAGAGTTTTTAGCAAAATGTTTAGAACGTGGAATAATTCACGAAAAACCAGACAAAACAGTTGGTGTCTAAATGAAACAAAAAGTTTATATTCAGTGCGGTTATGAGGATAAATGTAAGAAAAAGGATTGTTTACATTGCAAACACAAACTCGCACTTACAAACACCAAACTAACATTAGCAGAAGCAACATCCATAGAGGATTTTGCAGTAGTTGATATTGAATCATGGTTAAAAGAAAATCCAGAACAATTGGAATTGCAGCAAAACGTAATGCGTAAAATGATGAATAGAATTGTATGGGAACGCAAAGGAAGATGGTTACGAAAAGTAAAGAGGGTGTTTAAGTGAAAAATGTATGCCCCATATGCAGACACGCAATGCCAAAAGAAAGATATTGGTTCTTTGAGGGAGTGTTACACCGTGGTTGCAATTTCTGTTATCTTAATTTTAGAAAGGAATGGATAAAAAAAATAAACGGAACACAGAGTGATGATTCGGATGATATATTATGATAAACGAAGAAATTCCAATATGTGCGAAGTGCTGTCGAAAGATGGTTTGGGTGAAAGGAACGCTATTGTGTGTGGTGTGTGATTCTCAATTACTTTGGAATATAAGAACACCATCAACATATAAAGAACAAGACGATTGGGTTGATAAAAATTTGGATGTGAATAAAAATGGTAAATAAACCACAAAAAAGAAAAGTAGTAGTTCATATTCGTAGTGAACAAGACCGAATAAACGGTTCTGGAACATTTCACGGTCTGAATGCCTTTGGAATAGAATATACGGTGGTGATAGACACAGCAAGATTTGCAAATAGAGCATATCCGTTTATCGAAGTAGATGGTAGAGTTATTTGCATAAAACGATTAATTAGAGCAAAACAGGGAGGCAACTTATAATGGGTAGAACAGAAAAAAGCATGTCGAATGATTTGAGTTTAGATGTAGTTGCTATGATTATTAATAATCACCTAAAGAAATTAGATATTAAACTACAATCATTGGATATACATATTGAGAAAGTTGAATATGATATAATAGATGAAAAAAACCCAGAGAGTGGCGTGTCAACTGAAAAATACTCAGTTTTCATAATATCGTCATATGATAAATTAACAAATACAGAACTTATTAAAATATTGGAAAAATTACAAACAAATGCAATTAAACAACGGGGGATGAAGTAATGTCAAGAAGGACAAACGCAGAAATGGGTGTTATAGAAAACGCAACAAAACAATTAATGACCGAGGGAGACATTGGCGGTCCACAGGGATTAAAAGACAAATTAAAGGAAAGATTCTCATTTGATATATCGAAACAAACAGCACAGAACCTATATGATAAATATACACCACAGGTTGTGCCGTCAATAAATGAAACAGACAGTGGACTAGAATATGAAGATAATCCAGAAATAATAAAAATAAATGAACGTATTAGAAAGTTAGAAAAAGATTTCGACAACGCAACAACCGCCTCGGATAGACAGAAGTTTAACACCGCATTGAACGATACACAGGAGAGCAAGTTAAAACTAAAAAAGATTCTCCGAGAGGCAGACATGCTAAAAAGAACGAGTGATAAAAAAACAGTTATAATAAAATTTGGAACACCAGAGGTTATCCAAACTGATATCGTAAAGAAACCGTTTTTTAAAGCGGATGAAAAACAAAAAACAATTCCAATGGAAGGTGATGAAGTATAGTGAAAACAAAATTATTTGATGGAACGCCAAAGTGGTATAGAAAGGTATGGTTTTATTTTACATGCCTAAGACCAATAACAAAACTAGAATTATCACATCTTCAATTGCAGTTAATAACAATATTAGAGGGAATGCGGGAAGCAGACTTACAACACTATCAAGTAGAACGGATGCTAGAAGGTGCTATCAGAAAATTAAATGGTGAAAATGGAACGACTGATGTAAAAGAAAAACAAGAAAATAAAGACCAAATGTTCGGGTAAGGAGAGTGAAAAAATTGGTAAACTTTAATCAATTCAATAGAAAGCAATTAATGGAAATGGCAAGTAAGACCTGCAAACACGGTCATAAATTTTTAGCACATCCAAACTGTTATTTAGAAGAACAGAAGAAACAGAAAAAAATTGGATACTTGGATATTGAATCTGGCGGATTACAGGCAAACTTTGACTACATGCTCACATGGTGCATAAAAACACGAGATAAAAATGAATATAAAACTGGTTGCATATCTGCACTGGATATTCAGAACTATAAGTTAGATAAACGAATATTAAAGGAACTTATCGATGCATTGAAAGAGTATGATGTTATATTAACATACTATGGAACGAAGTTCGATGTTCCATTTATACGCACTCGTGCAATGATGCACAAATTAGATTTTATCGAGTTCGGTGCATTACAACATAAAGATTGTTATTATATGGTAAAAATGAAAATGCGATTACACAGGAACTCTCTCGATTCTGCGTGTGCTGCACTAGGAATTAAAGGGAAGAATCACATTAAGGGAAATTATTGGATGAGAGCAAAATTAGGCGACCCTGTCGCATTGGCGTATGTATTAGACCACAATAAAAAGGACTGTGCGATTCTTGAACAATTGCACAAGAGATTGGAGAATTACGTGAAAGATTCGAGCAAGTCAATTTAGGGGTGGGAAGTGTGAACAACATAGAACAGTATGTTAAAAATGCATTGCAAAAAGAAGGTTGGAACGTAATGCAAAAAGGATACCCAGATTTTTTGTGTTACAAAACAATAAACAATAAATTAACAATACAGTTTATTGAGGTAAAATCTGGTAGAGATAGATTAACAGTAGACCAAAGAAAAATGAAAGAAATACTTGAAAAAGTTGGTATTAAGGTGTCTGTATATTACATAGAAGAAAGTGCGATAAAATCAGTAGATTTCACATGCAGTAGATGTGGTAGAAATATACCAAATAATACAAAATACTGCGGTGAGTGCAACGATATAACAAGAAAAGAACGAGATGCTGAATATCATAGGAGAAAACGAGCAGAAGGTGGATATGATATATATAAAGAACATAAAACAGAACAAAGTTCAAAAAATAAGGAATATCTTAAAACATGGATATTAGATGAAAATCGTTGCGAATGTTCAAAGAAAAAACAAAATATTGCATATGATTTTGAACACGGTGATGCGGTATGTAACGATTGCGGTTTAATCGTTGGTAGACTATATTTAGGATAGTCGATAAAATAGACGAAAAAACGACTATATTAGTAAGGATACATTGCTTATCCATAACAGTCAACAAAAACTCGAGTTTTATTATGACTGAAGAAAGAGAAGTTATTTTAAGTAGACCACGCCAATTCTTGCCAAAGCAAAAGCAAGTATTCGACCTTATTTTCCAAGAGAATTTAGGTGAGAATGGCAAACCGTTGAACAACTACGGTTTATACAGTGGTGCATATGGTGCGGGAAAAACCCTGCTTTTAGCACAAGTTGGTATAAAGGCATCGCTTGATTATCCAGGTGCTAAAGGACTTGTTGGTTCTCTATCATACACACAATTGAAGGATGTTATCTTTCAAACCTTCATTGACGAGATAGATGGTTATCAACGCATTTTAAATGATAATAATATACCAATCCAGATAGCACAACACACAATATCGCCTGGAAAGATGAATATTACGTTTTATAACGGCTCTGAAATCATGTTTCGGGCATGTGAGGATTCAGAAAAACTCAAAGGAAGAAATTTAGAGTGGTTTATGTTAGATGAGCCGATTGAAATGAAAGCGGAAGTTTTTAAACAACTCATGGCACGTCTGCGTGGGGGAAACATGCCGTTTCACTTTGGATTACTCGCCACAAATCCAGGGGCGGAGAATCATTGGATTTATCAGTATTTTTATATGGATAAGAAACCTGGGTATTTTGCGGTAGATACAAATACGTATGATAATATTCTTATACCAAACTATGAGGAATATATTAAGAGTATGGAATCACGATATGACCCCGATTGGGTTCGAAGATATTTAGAGGGGCATTGGGGTGCTTTTTCAGGTCAAATCTACAAGATGTTCAATACCGATAAACATGTTCGTGATTTTGACCAAGACCTGAAGAATGTTCCAGGGATTGAACGATACTTTGCGGGGGTAGATTTTGGTATCCGTGACCCAACTTGCATTCTCGTTCTTATGAAAACAAAAGCAAACACACTGTTCGTTATTAGTGAATATTACGAATCAGAAAAAACATCATTTGAAATTGCAAACATTATTAAAAAATTACATTTAAAATATAACTTTACAAAAGTTTATTGTGACCCAAGTGCTGCTGATTTAGTTAAACAAGCATTTGACCTTGGTGTTCCTATTGGTAAATTCGACAACAACGAAGTAAAATCCTATGCGAACAACGCAGTAGCACCAGGGATTGCAAAACTTCAATCAACATTTAAAGCAGACCATCGAATAACAATTCACAGTTCATGCAATAATCTCATTAGAAGTATTCAATCATATAGATATAAAAATGCAGATAATGATGTTCCACTTAAAGAAGATGACCATGCAGCAGACGCATTGCGTTATGCTCTGACGGATTATAATCCAATACCAGATGAAACAGAATTTGGTTGTGGTCGTTTTCTCGATAGAGTGGGAAGATTGCGGAGGTCAACGTAATGGCGACATTAGGCGATAGAATATCTGACTTCAATATAAAATTTATTAAAAAAACTGTAAAAGAAGTCGAGAAAGCAAAAGAAACAAAAACAGTTGAGGATGAACTATCGCAACCAGAAGAATATAACAGTATGCGGTCTAAATATTCTGGTGGATTAACTCCAGAAAAAAGGCGTGAACTCGCATTACAATCGTCTTTATTTATGAAAGGAACAATTAAGAAAAATTCAGATACCTTTCGTGCTTGGTTTAAATTTAAACGTGCAGACGGAATTAAAATACCGATAGAAGATTTGGAACTTATTAAAGGCTTTGAAACAAGAACAGAAATAAAAAGAAAATTTAGAACTGCGGGAATCTGTGCAGACATTTGGGGAGATGGGTATCTACTTATAAAATTTTTTGAACCAAATAATAATGGCAATAAAAAATTAGAACAAGAAGTTCCAGATAAATCAATTCCATTGGATTTAATACTATTAAATTCAGAAAATATTACAGAATATAAACCAATAAACCCAGGTGAAAAACAATATTACTACCACTATATTAATACTAAAAAATCTGAGGATAAGTGGATTCATCCAGATAGAATTATTCATATTAAAACAGTTGACTTGCCATTTGATTATTTCGGTGTATCTAAGGTAGACATATTACTAAATATATTAATATCATCTGCTGACATCGATATAGCAACTGGTGAGATATTAAAATGGTTCTCTCATGGAACACAAATATTAACAAAACAGGGGATGCAAAAGAATGAAAGAACTAAAGCACTGGCATTACTAAAAGAACATCCAAATTATTTTGCTTTTTCAGAGAAATATCATCTCGATGTAACAAATCCCGCAGCGATAGACCCAACACCATATTATGAACACATCTCCGAGGCGATTGCTGCTGCCCTTATTATACCACGTCAAGTTTTACTTGGTGTTGAGATAGGGCGTGTTACAGGTGCGGAAATAGGATTTGCTGACTATTATCGAGATATAAAAGATAATCAAGAATTGGTATATACTCCGCATATATTACGTTTATATAATTTACTCGCTAATGCAAATGATAGAGATTTCAGTAAATTTGAAATTGAATGGGAAATTACTTATATTGATGAGATGGCAGAAGCGGAACTATTAGGAAAGCGAACTGCTGCTGCGGTTAATGCACGAAGTTCAAATCCACCCCTGATATCTGTTCGGGAGGCACGACAAATGATAAATGAAGGAAGTGTCGAATTAGACCCAGATGATGAGCCAGAGGAAAAACCATTACCAACGATTCAACAAAATCCGAATGTTCCACCGCCAAAAAATCCATCTGAACCGCAAAGACCAGAGCCACCGAGTAGATTAGTAAAACCAGTGGTTCGGGCAATGACAAACGATGAGATGGAAATGATTAAAGCATTAAACGATTTACGAGATTTACAGGCAAAGAAAGAAAAGGAACTAGGAAAAGAAATTCTAGAAGAACAGGAAAAGTTATAAAATGGTATTTGTTACAATTGATGGTGCGGATGAATTGATTGAATTTCTCAAAGAAATTACAAGTGAAAAGAAAGCAGAACAGGTATTACAAAAACTTGCAGAAAAAACCGCACTTAAAGCATTCGAATTAGCACCAGAAGATACTGGTGTAATGGAAAATGACATTCGAGTTGAAAAAGACAGTGAAGGATATAAAGTTGTTTGTGACCCAAGAAATTCATCTGGAAAGGATTATGCAATTTACAATGAATTTGGAACTTACAAAATGCCAGTTGGAACTGAAGAAAATCCATTGGCAATAACTAGCACAAGCGGTAAGGGCGCGTATAGACCATTCTTGCGACCTGCTGCATATCAAACATTAGAAGAATTAGATGACATTATAAATTCAGTTTTCTTTGGTAGAGTAATAGGAAAAAATGGATAAATCTCAAGGAGAAATGAAAAATATGCAAGGCATAATGTTGTGTAGACAACCAGGCAAATGTTGCCCCGTATTTAAAAAAGAAGGCAGAAAATATTCAGTAAGTGACAAAGGACAAACAGTGTTATTCACAAAAGAACAGTTATTTGCTCTTGGTGATGTTATAAATAAGTTGGTGAAATAAATGAGTAATAAAAATCAAAATAAAAGTAAACCAAAATCTATCGATTTACCAATAGTTGCACCATCACCCGCAGACATAACGCCACTTTCTCAATATGATGGGCAAAGACTTCAGGAAATGGTAGATTTAAACAATACTTATGGTTCATTGGTTAAACAAAAATCTCAATATGATGCTGCTATTAAAATGTTGAAAATTAGACGTGAGCAAGTGTCAAAAGGAGAAATTTCATTACCAGTTATGATTCAAATATCTCGAGCAATTTCACATGCGGAATCAAATAAAGATAAAGTTTTGAAACACTTTGATGAAGAAATAAAAGGATTGGAAGTGGCAAAACAAGGAATAATTGGAACTCTTGAACATCGAAGGGATGAATACATAGAATGTGTAATTCGTGTATCAACATTATTGAGTGAAAAAGTTAAGGATTATCAAATTAAAAATGTCTCTGGTGTTAGAACAGTAAACAAGGACATAGAAACTGCTGAAAAGAATGCACTGGAAGCAGAACTTGAATCTGTATTAAAAACCGAAAAGGCGTAAATATGCACATAGGTGAATCTGAGCCGAACAAAAGAATCATAAAATGGGGTGTGTGGTTACTCCGTAAAAAATTAGGAGAACAGGCAAACGCTAAAGCCATACACGATGATATGATTAACTGTGGAAATCTTGGAATACGATACATCGCAAATTTGAATATGGAAACCGCAGAATTTGTGAAATGCGACCATCAAAAAATAATACAATTAGAATTAGTTGAATTATTTTTATGGTTCGTTTACAAAGACACGGCATGGCGTGACCAATTCTTTTACATTCTCGATGAGATGTTAAAAGACGCAGATGAACTTCGTGCATTGATAAAACCATATGTTAAACAACCAAAAGATTGGCATGTTAATGTATGGATTGATTCACAAGGCATCACAAAAGACCAAGTGGAAAGTGGTAAAATAGCACAAGGAACTGTATCTATGGCGGAATCTGTCCATGTTAAAACAATTCAACAACGGAGATTATCTGAGATTGCAACAAGAAGTGTAAAAAGGTGATTATTATGCCATCAATTGAAAAAGGTGAAAGTGAAGAATCTTATGTTAAGCGGTGTATTCCAATACGAATAGCCGAGGGAAAATCACCCGATGAAGCCGCAGCGAGTTGCCACGGGATGTTCAAGCAACACAAAGAAAAAGGAACTCAATATACTGGAAAACCCATGGAGTTCAATTTCACCTTTCAATTACAAATATTAGATAATAGTCAAGTTTTGGATACAGAAACAAAACCAAGTAAAATGAACGAATCGGAGGATTGGGTAACGCTACGAGCAACCGCAGTGGTTGGCAATCGGATGATGAACGGTTACTTCATGTCTTACTCCGAACTTAAAAAATCATTAGACCAGTGGAACGGAACACTTCACGATATTAGTCACCTTGGAACTTCATATCCAGATAACACACCCCCGTTCAAACGAGAGAATCTTGACTATATTATAGGTTATCAGAGTAACGCCCAAGCAAATGATAAAACAAAGGCAATCACAATGGATGTGAATGTATATAAGAAATCAGAAAAATATAAATCATGGCGGTCTTTTATTGACATATGTGAGAAAGCAAATAAAACACCGAATGTAAGCGTGGCTCTAAACGCAACACCTAAGGCAATTAATGTTAGCGAACTGGAACAAACAGATAGAGAGGACTACGGTTTCAAGGGAGATGAAACGGTTATATCCCTATGCGACATTATACCAAAGGCGTTAACAACATGCATAAAAGGTGCGTGTGATGATAAGAGAGGCTGTGGACTTGCGAATAACAACTCTGTTATAGAACAGACATGCGAATCTTGTAAAAATTGTAAATGTGGAAATGAGAAACCTTCCGTTAGCGGTGCTGACGAGAAGATGACCGATGAGGATGCTAAGAAATTAGCAGACTTAAAAGAGAGGATTAGAAAATTTAAGGAGGAAAAATAATGAGTGATGAATTGAAAAACGCAGAGGCGGAGTTAGAAGCCCTGCAAAAACAAAAGGCAGAAAGATTGAAGGCAGAAGCCGATGGTCTACGGAAGGAACAGGCAGAGATTGACCGAGTGAAAGTAGAGATGGCTGCGAAGAAAGAACGTGATTCTCTGAAACAGGAGATTATCGAAGCAATCGGTAAAACTCAAGACATCGGTATCAGCACGACAGGCAATGCAACCAAGAAACCGAAATCCGACCTCAGTGTGTTCAGAAACAAATATCTGAAGAACCACAAATACGTTCCCATCGAATACGGTAGCACAGAGTGGGTTACTGGTGGATATGATTTCGTTGATTCAGATGCCGCTTGTGACAATGACGTTTCATCTTGGACACCCAATGAAACATTCGCCAGTATGATTTGGAGTGCATTTTACTGCAAGGGGCAATTAGCGGGTAAAGTTACAGTTCGTGGCGTAGATTTTGCTCGTGGTGCGGGAGATACCGTATCTATCCGTATTCGAAGCAAACGCACAGCGCAAGGACCACTCGGACCATGTGAGTGTCTGTCTTGTGTCTCAAGTGCATTTACCAAAGTGAGTTTACACCTGGATTCATACGGTGACCTCGCTGAAATCTGTGAACTCGACTTACAACTTGCGGGAGATGTAGTAAAGGATGGTATCCTTGAGGATATGTCATCTGCTCTTGCTGAACAGGTCGATACCGAAATCTGGGCACAACTAATAGGTTCTGGTGCTGCACACGTTCACCTTTCAGAGTGTTGCTCTGGACCAAGTCTCGATGGATGTTGCTTCCAAGCAATCGGACTATACAATCTGATTATCACACAAGAAGCAAACATGAGAGCCGCAGGTTACAGACCTGACAAAATCATTCTCGGACCTCAACTCGCTGCATACTTTAAATACCAACAGGCAAACAGTCAACAGGGATTCCAAGTTTCATTCAATGGAAATGAACTTTCCAAGATTGGAAGCATGGATGTAATTGAATACAACTGTGCAACTGTCTGCTCAACTGTTACCAACTCAACTGTTGCAGTAATTCTCGATTCAAGTCGAGCAGTTGGAGAAGGATGGGGTATGAAACCGAAACTAGAACAGGAACGAAACATCGATTGTGATTCAACAACTGTGGCAATCCACATGTATGTTGGTATCGATGACCTCGACACTGGTGCAATTCGGTTAATCAGAACACCTGACGCATGTTAAGAGGACTAAATCCTCTTTCTTATTCTTTAGAATAGGAGGCAAATATGGCACGAGATGACTTTCCCGAACTACCACCCAACTTTCCAGATGGCTACATTCCATTTTTCATGCGTGTAGATGTTGGCGAGTGGTGGGATTTCGACAATACATCAAACTTCTGGTGTTGCAATGAGGGCGGAATCAGCATGGAAATGTGGTTCTACCTAGATATGTATTTCTTACTGTATATAATGATGGAATACGGGAATTTTGACTGTCCAATAGATGCAGAAACTTCATTTTATATTTGGGATGAATGCTATGAAAATGTGGCATTCACATTTGATGTTTCTAATGTAACAGATAGCGGATATGGCGAATCAACAATGACGGGTGGAGAATTTAAAGAAATGATTCTCACTATAGCGGCAAACAATGAAACATACGAACCTTACATTTGGATGCAATCAGGCAATGGAATGTGTTTAGCAACTGATGACAACGCCGATAACGAAATAAGGTTTTTCACATCCGATGCATCGGTAAATGTAGACCCAGGTGACGGATATTATTTCTGTTTTGGGGTTAGCACACCAACGCCAGGTATAATGGATTCAGTGATTAGTGCGGCATCTATGTCATCACCAACTGCATACGATAGGAATATTTATCTAAACCCATCATATCACGGATTAGTTAAATTCGGTGAGTATTCAACAGGTGGAACTAAATTAATAACTGGTTACATAACCATCGTTGATTCGTCTGGTAAAATCCGTAAACTTGCGGTAATAGACGATGAAGATGAATACCAAGAACAATATCAGGCAGTATAAGGGGAAGAACCCCTTCTTTAATTCTTTCGTGGGAATAAAATCCGTTCAACTCGGAGAAAGAAAATATGCAAGAAAAAAATTGGGATATTCAAACGCCCTCAGAATTTATATGCACGGACAACCACTATTTGATAAAAGGTATCAAGTATGCACGAGTTACACGGATAAATAGCATTATCGACAAGCCCGAGCTTCGTGCTTGGTATGCTAAAACGGGGGCTACCAAAGCAAAGGAAATATTAAAGACACGTTCAGGCTTCGGTTCAACGGTTCACAAATTAATAGAAGTCACATTGAAGGGTGAAAAACTTTCCGATAATTATGATTCATTTTTAATGGATAGTATGACAGTATTTGGAAAGTGGCTCGGATTGCACAAAATAGAAACACAAGCATTAGAACAACACCTGTGGAGTGAAACCTATCATTATGCGGGAACTTGCGACTTCATTGGACTATTTGACGGTAAAGTTTACATATTAGATTGGAAAACATCTCGAGGAATATATGATGAATATTGGATTCAAATGGCAGCATACGTAAATGCCTTTGAAGAACAAACTGGAATAAAAGTATATGGTGTTGGAATATTACAAATTCGTGACGGTGAATATAACTTTGTCACCAAATCATATGAAGAAATAATGGGAATATATTTTCCAGTATTTCTTGCTGCAAAATTAATTTACATGTGGAAGTATGGAAATGACCTCTGAATACATAAAAAATTGGTTTAAAAATAATCCAAAAAAAGTAAAACAATATTCAATAAATACAAGGTTGAAAAATACTGAAATAATGAAACAATTAAAAATCAACGGTTGCTCAATTTGTGGATATAACAAATGTTATAAGGCATTAGATTTTCACCATGTAAATCCAAAAACAAAAAAATTTAATATCACAGTAACATCATTAAATTCAATGGGATTAGAAAAAATATTAAAAGAAATAAATAAATGTATTTTAGTGTGTTCTAATTGCCACGATGAAATAGAGTGGGGAGATTAAAATGAAGAATTATTCAGTAACTCAACCGAAAGAATACGGAATATATTCACTTGGGGATAATGTATATACAGAAATATATATAAAAAATAAAGTCGGTGTTCTCGATGACCCAAGTTCCGTGTCAATTTCAATTACGTGTCCTCACGAAAAAGCATTGGTTACAAATGCGTCAATGCCAACTTCCGCAACTGGTGTTTATTATTATGATTATTCAATTCCAACTGATACTTGTTATGGTATATTTAAGATAAAGATTGATACATATACGGCAGATTCACGAACTTATTTCAATTTCGTTGTATTTCCTTGGGATGTTGTTTCTCGCATTCGTGAATTATCTGGTGCATTTCAACAGAGTGATATGTCCGATTATAAATTATCACTAATTGCATGGAATGCATATGAAGAAACACTTAGGGAAATATATGAACTATATACAAATGAAACACCACTATCAGACCCAACATCTGGTTTATATTTAGATGGTGTAAATACTCATTTCCAGGTAAGAAATTATCCAATATCTGATGTTGGCGGTGACGAGATAGTTACAGGTAATGATGATGCAACAATACATGAATCAGATTTAGACTTCTATTATAATGATTCAATTGGTGATATGTATGGAGGAATCATACGAGTAATAGACGCAAAATCAGGAATAGTTGCACTTACAGATTTATCTGGAAACCCACTACCGTCTGATACAAAAGCATTAAAAATAACATATTATGCAGAATCACCAACATATAATCAAGACCTCATGCGTGAGGCAGTTGCTTACCTCGCTGCACATAAAGCACTGATTGCATTTAAGAGTTTAGATAAAGCAACTCTTGCTGATTTACAATCTAATCGTGCAAATGAAAGTCAAAGATTCCTAAAACGATATGAAGATTTAATAGAACAAATTGGATTCCCAATGATTGGAAGTGGCAAATGACGTTTTCAAGTTTTGACCCACGAGAAGTATTACGCACAATTATAACAACTGCTGCGGATTTATTTCAAACTGGAACAGACCAGAGAATAATTACAATAACTGATGCTAATGGAAATGTTTACCAGATACCAATTTATTTAACTGAAGAATCAAAATCGGATATATTACCCCCACTTCCATTTGTAGAATTGGGGTTGTTACATGAGAGTGCAGCACCACAGGATATTCGTGCTTCAACAAGAAAACATGAGGCGGTAATAGATGTTAATATTTATTGGCAAAAGAGTGATGATATAGCACAAAATAAATTTGGTAAATTAATATCAGACAAATTATGTGATATAATTAGAATAAATCAATGTGGAACTGTAACGGGAACACACTTTATAAATGTTACAAACACTGGTCGTGTTCTTACAGAAAACTATGCAAGGCAAGTTGTATACCATAGAATAATGGAAGTCTACGTGCTTTGGTATGACAGACCTTAGAATAAAAAAAGAAATTGAAGGAGGAAAAATAAATGGAAGAATTTAATAAAGAAAAAATTGTAGCAATAGGAAAACTACATATTGAAGTTTTCGGTCCTGATGGTCAATTGAAAGATGAACGATTAGTTCACAATACCATCATGGCAGTTGGAGATGCCCACATCGCTAAAAAAATGACAGGAACGAGTGAGGTTTCAATGGGATATATGGCGGTTGGAACAACTGACGCAAACGACAATTCAGCACAAACAACTTTAGGTGCAGAAGTAGATAGAAATGCACTAACAAGTAGAACTCAAGGTGGTGGTGGTGATGATAACGATGTCATATACATTGGAGATTGGGCAGCAGGTGATGCCACCGCAACTTTAAAAGAAGCAGGTATTTTTAATGATGTTGCTGCGGGAACAATGCTATGTCGTTCAGTCTTTGCGGGTATCGTCAAAGGTGCTGCTGATACACTTAAAATTACTTGGACAATAACATACGGTGCTTCATAATCGGATTAAAATAAGGAGGAAAAACAATGACGAGTTTAGGACTACCCTTTCAGGGTGAAATACGTTATTATGTAGAATCTTCATATGGTGTTGGTTCAGTTCCCACTCATGCGGGATTACCAATTTCTATTAAGGTTCTTGACGCTAAAGTGAGTGTTGGAGACAAACACAAAGGACTACGTGGAATAGATGCACCAGAAATATGTTATCTACTTGAACAATGTGATGACTTCTCATTTCATTTAGAGTATATTCCACAATGCGGAGATACACTATTTGAAGATGCAGTTATTCGTGATGGTGCAACTTGTGCATTAACATCGGTAGCATTTTATCTAACGACAAATTCATGCACAAGTCCAACTGGAAAAGATGCAACTGCTTATTGGATAAAAGGTTCGGTAAATAAATCATGTAAAGTTTCATCGAGTATCAATAATGAATATATATATGTTATGGATTTCGATGTAAAAAGTGTAGTTACCGATTCAACTCCAACTGGTGCAATGCCATCTCCATTAGCGGGTGATATCTGTGCATTTAATGTTGCAGGTTCAATTAAAGCGAATGGTAACGATTTGGCGTATATCACAAATTCAATTGATTTCACAATTGATAATGGAACAAAGAGTTATTTTGACCATGATTCACTTGATAAACAATATGCATTTGCAGGTGAATTAAATATCTCAGGTTCTTGTGACATATCACTAAATGAGGGCGGTGGAAAACACTTTTCTGATGTGCTGAATCAGTATGATTTGGATATAGTGATTGCTCTCGGTGGTGCGGGATGTCCAGAAATAACACTCAATGACTGTAAATGGAAAAACAGTGAAATTGATGTGAATATATCTGGTGATATAATGAAAGAGAACGCACCGTTCACTGGAAAGACCATATCATACGCAACAGTGTAAGGGAGAAATCCCTTTCTTTATTCTTTATCCCTCCGTGATGGACCGATAAAAAGGTGTGGGTTCAATTCCCGCAGGGGGGTCTGAGGTAAACCATGTCTAAACAATATAGTTTAAAATTTGTGAATGAAGGAAAGTCCTTCGAAATGCCGTTGTGGACTGTGGCAAAACATGAACTACTTTTGGAAATGATGATACCATTAGATGAAAAACTAAGACTTAACGTAATTAAACAAAAAGATTATGACAAAATGTATAGATTACAAATGATTCTATTATCAATGCATGATGTAGATTTAAAAGTTACAGAAAATGATTTAAAATCTATGCACCCAGATGATTTCATAGACCTTTGGTATGCTGTATTCAATTCAGGTAAATCTGGAATAGAAGTGAACAATCAGGATTTTCAGAAAGGGGCATAGAACCCCCAGATTTAACAATTGAAGAACAATTAAAAAATTTAATAGAATGGCGATATAAGGTATATTTAACGGTTGGTAATATGTCTGATATATTAAATATGTCATTTAGAGATTTCAAAGGTGTCATAAATCAAATGATATATGAAAATAAACCGTCAAATCAGAGAATGAAAAAATTATCAACACAACAAAAAAAGATGATTGCAGATAAAATTGCACAAAAAGGGTGATTTAATGGCAGATGTAGTTAAAAGTGTAACAGTAAAATATTCTCAAACTGGTATGGCAGAAATGTCAAGACAAGTAGAAAGTTACACTGGTAAAGTTAGAACAATGACAAGTCAAACACAAAATGCCGATGGTGTTTGGACAACAATGAAAACAACACAATATGCAGCAGCGACATCAACAAGTAAACTAGGAACTGCCTTAAATAGCACCATGATGAGATTCATAGGATTAAATGCCATAATTAGTATGGGTTCACAGGCATATCAAGAATTAAGACAATTCATTGATGAGAGTGTTCAGTCATTCCGTTCATTTGAAATGCAAATGTCAGAAGTTAGTTCAATTCTGGATTCAACGACTCGTGATACATTACCATCGTTAGAAGTTGGTATCACACAATTATCAGTTAGATTTGGAAAATCTGTTGGTGATATGACAAAAGGATTATATGATATAGTATCCGCAGCATTTGACGTTAATGACGCAATAGGATTATTGGAAGTAGCAACAAAGGCGGCAATAGCGGGAGTTACCACAACCGAGAGTGCGGTTAAAACATTAACGGGTGTTTTGAATGCATACGGTTTATCCGCAGCACATGCGGGAGAAGTTTCTGATAAATTATTTCAATCGGTTATCCGTGGTGTTTTTACATTTAAAGATTTAGAGGGTTCACTTGGTTATGTTACACCAATAGCAGCAAATCTTGGTGTCTCAATCGATGAAGTAACTGCTGCAATGTCTGCTGCAACAAGACAAGGGCAACATATTGATTCAGTAACTAGAGGTCTTGGTCTTTTAATGCAGGGAATTGCAGACCCAACAAAAGAAGCAGCAGATGCAGCAAAGAAATATGGAATTGACATGTCTGCAACCGCATTAAGAACAAGCGGATTAACTGGTTTTTTAAAACAATTATCTGATGCAACAGAAAAATATGGTATGCAAATTTTACCAAAATTAATTGGAAACATGAGAAGTTTGCGGGTAGCACTTGCATTAACTGGTGATACTGGATTTGCAGGATTCACAGAAGATATGGATTTGTTAACAACTGCAACTGGAAGAACCGATGATGCTCTTGCAGCGATGATGAATACACAACAACAAATGGCTAATATCTTAGAACAATCCATGCAAAAGGTAGAAAGAAGTATCGGTGAAGCGTGGAGTGGTGTTGATATCTGGTGGAAAAAATCACAATTATGGTGGGGAACTTTATTGTCTGGTGGAGATGCAGACCAGGCAGTTAAAAGTTTCGATGATGCTGTTTATAAAATTAGACAGGCATACCTAGATAATTTGGTAACTCCAATGGAAAAAGGTGAAAAAACAGTTTTTGAAAAATTGCAATCTGGCATGTCTGCAAATACGGCAGTTCCTTGGAAGGCAATAACAGATTACTCAAAGAATGCGACAGACCTTGAAAAATATAATATGCAATTAACTGATGTTGCAGCAGCAGAAACAGCGTTACTTCAAGTAAGAAGTGAAGCGGGAAAAGACAAAACAGTTACTCGTGGATTAAACACGCCAGTAACAACTGAAGCAACCCTAAAGGCTGGTAAGAATTTAGACATATTAAACACTAAATTAACCGCACTAGGAATAGCAAATGTTTCTACATCAACCACAGTTAAAGAATTAAATATTGTGATGGATTCATTAACTAACACAAATAATTTGGCAACTGCGGAAGTGGAAAGTCTTACCACAGCACAATCAAATTTAAGACCGTCAGTTGACCAAGTAAAATCAGCATTTGAAGATATGGATTCAGCAATTGAGGATACAAGAACAAATATCATAATGTTGTCTAGTAAGGTAGAAGATTTACAGTCAATATTGAATACTCCATTTAAAGGTTATGAAAATATGCTTCAATACGGAATTGCTGTTTCAGAAGCACAGGGAAAAAATGAAAAGTTCTCAGAATATTCTGGAATGGCTGCAAAGTATGGTGCAGAATACATAAATGAATTTACTGGCGTATTCGATAAGTATAACAATAGCATGGATTCGGTATTAAAAACAATTTATGAATATAATTCTGCACTGGAAGATACAAAGAAGGAAACTGAAGCAGCAGAAAAGGCAAACAATGATTTGGCTATTGCTATGGCTAGAAACAACATTGAAATGCTTAAATTACAATTACTCGGTATGATGAGAAGGCATGGAAACACAAGAACAGAGAAGAAAATGATGAAACAACTTGAAATTGAAAATACACAATTAAGGATTCAAGAAATGGAAAATCAATATAATGCAGATGTAAAACACAATGCTGCAACAAATTCAGCGAAACAGACGGCATATGATGAAGCAACTGCCATCTTAAATGCATATATAGATAATGAAAGACACAATTTGTGGATATTGATGGACACAAGAGATGAAGATACACAAAATTTAAAAGATAACCTCGCAGAACAGAAAAAATTATTAGAAGATACACAAGCAACATTAAAAGTTGAAGAAACAAAATTACCAAAACAAGAGACTGAGCAAGACAAAACATTACGTGAGATTGCAAATAACCCACTCCAAGCAGCACAATATAGAAATATATTCGGACAGAGTTCACTAGATGCATATGGTGGGTATGTTCCTGGACCATATGATATGATGAAAGACCTTCAAAAAACGGGTAGATTTGCAGTAAAGGGATATGCAGAAGGCACTGATTATGTTCCATCAACTGGAATATACATGTTGCATAAAGGTGAATCAGTATCACCAGAAGGTAAAAATGGTGGTAGCGGAGTTTCAATAGGAAATATCACCATATCAATACCAGTAAAGACCGATGCAAGTCCAAAAGATATTGCAGCAGCAGTTACGATGGCAATAGATTCACAGATTATGAAATATGATTCAACTGGAAAACTTTCATCAAAATTTAGGAGACGATAAATATGTCACTTGACGACCAGAGATATTATGAGGTTCTATACGGATTTTATCCAAATCATTGGGCATTCAACTTTGGTTTATTCTCAGCACATCACTATATGTTAGATAGAGATTATATCGATTCTAGTTGTGATACAACTGATTCAACACTTGCAGCAACAACAGTTTACTTTTTATATCCATTCTATACGAAAAAGATTTATTTCGTTGAAGGTGTTATAAAAGGATATGTTGTGTATGAGGCAAGTGGTGGTGCAACCCAGGTAACATCATATAGAGTTACATTATGTAAAATGGGTTCTAATAACGATGATGAAGAATTGATTTCAACTGGACACATTATTGTAAATAAAGCACTTGCCTGGAATGCAGGTCTTGGAATAGGAGACAGCGTGTGTTTTCCATTCTGGATTGACTGTTGGGAAGAAAAGAAGATAGAAGATGAGGAAAGACTATACGTTAAAGTTGAAGCGGTATGCACAAATGTTCATTGTGTGCTATTGCACGGAAACGATGCAAGTTTACCAGACTTTAAAATTGAAATACCCGTAAGAGGATAAACATGCCAGGTCCATCTGTTCCAACTATCGCATTATATACGCTAAATACAGCACAAGTTCCGATGGTTTTAAGACCAAATGGAGTGGGTGCGATAGATGATTTACCAACAAGCACTGGTGACGGATGGGAGTGCGTTGATGATGTTATTGCAGATGATGATGCATCTTATGTTTACAATAGTTATGTTTCTGAAGTTAGCGACCTATGGACAATAGACCCGCCAACTCCACTCGGAGATATAACATCAGTCCGAATAGTTGCCAGGGCGAAATCTAATATAGACCCACAGGCATCGTTAGGAATATATAAAATATTATATAGTATCGATGGTGGAACTACAATAGAAGAATCAATTGATTTTGGACTTACATCGAGTTATGCAAATATTAGTTATACTTGGGAGAAAGAATTATCAAGTGCAACTGATTGGACATGGCTAGATATCGCAAATCTTCAAATAGGAATAATTTGTAGTTCACCAAGTATGTCACCAGGAACATCTGATTTAACATTAAGACCAACATCTGATTCTTCTTATCTTGGTGTTCGTGGTTATCCTGGTTATACAACTGCGAATCTATGGAGTTTTGTAGATGATACAACACCAGATGATGATTCAACTTATATATTTTGTAATTATTGGTTATCTGGTGGAAATGCAAAATTCAATATGACAAACCACACTGTTGAAACTGGACCAATAACTTCCGTTACTGTTTATAATAGAAGCAGAAATAATGTAGTTAACGGAAATATGATTGCAAATTCCATAACGACACATGGAACGGTTTATACCGCAACTGGAAAAGCATTAACGATGCAGTATGCATTATATACAGATACTTGGTTATTAAACCCATTCACCAATGCTGCATGGACATGGGCGGAAATAGATGCGCTAATCGTTGGATTCGTTCAATACTTTTATATGGGAAGTTCTGGAGAAGAACCTAGAACAACACAATGTTATGCTGTTGTAAATTATAGTCCAGTGTTTTATAGTCCTGAAATAAGAACGACACAATGCTATGCTGAAATTAGGACTTCATCAGATTCAACTTGTTATCTTCCAAAACCAGTTGATATTCAAGTAATTCAAAATATTAATATAAATGCTTTAAACTTCTGGTCTGGAGACAGGGAAGTTTACGGATTAGGTCGTTCATCAAAGAGAATGATACTATCTGGTGTTCTCTGGGATGGTTGCACCGATGGCGTATCAACCTGTGAGGATATCATACACTGTATTAGAGCATTAGGCAAATTGAAACAATCAATAAACATCGCAGGTTTACGATACACCGAAATGAATACTGATTATATAACTGGAAATGCAATAAATTACAATATAATTTCATTCGGATGGCATCAAGTTGCTAAGAAAATAAACACATATGAGTGGATGTTAGAGTTGGAGTTCTGTGATTAAAATGGCGAAAATAACGACAGTTCTCATCAAAACACGAGAGCAATACAGTGAACTCGGTTTTTCCTGGGTAGAAGATAAAGATAGGATGGTCTATCACGAACAGGTTTTATGCGATGCCCACATGCCACTAGCAATAAAAATAGATGGTGATTATACACCAGATTTGCTTAAATTTTTATCACATACAACTACAGAATTGACATCTGATAAAAATAAATGGAATATCACATATAAGATATTAATAAAAACATCAAAAAAAGTTGAAAAAATAAACTATAGAACAATAGAAGAAAAAGAATCAATCGGTCCTGACGGGAATATTGGTAAATCTGCCGTTACTGAGGAATATAAAGAAATAGTAACAGAATTAAATTCAACTTGGAAAGACATAAAAGACCTATCTGAATTAAAAATTAATAAAAATGAAATATTTATTATTGATATCTGTGGAAAAAGAAAGGCAATATTTGGAGTAAAACAGACAGATATAATACCAAAATTAGAATTTTCAAAATTAGTTACATCAACATTATCTAAATATGCGTGGTGGAATGCAAGTTGGACATATAAGAAAAAAGTAAATCTATCAAATGCATCTTCTGGATATCAAATAAAATTACTTATCGGTAGTGATACCGGAGAAGGAAGTTGTAATGTAGATTGTAATAGTCATTGTAATACTGATTTTAGTGATTTAAGATTTACAAATTCTGCTGAAAATGCAGAACTTGACTATTGGATACAAGGATATACAGTAGACGGTGTTGCAACTATTTGGATTGAAACAAATGGAGACACTGAATTTTATATGTATTATGGAAATGCTGCTGCATCGACAACTTCAAGTGGTGCAAATACATTTCAATTCTTTGATGATTTTCCAGGTAGTTCATTAGATTCTAGTAAGTGGGATACAACAGGAAGTCCTGGAATAACTGTTGCTAGTGGGGAATTATCTTGCAATACAAATGGAACAAATAACTATATTAAAATTAAAACTGCGTATGGAAAAAACTATCGAATTGTTTCAAGACTAAAAGACATATCTAGTTATTGTTGGCAAGGCATTGGTTTTGCTTTAACTCCCGCATCTCCATATAATAGTCCTGTATATGCAGCAAAAGGTGCAGGTGGTTCAGCAATAGGTAGAACATATTGGGGAGATGGTTCACATTCATATCAATATGGTGATGTATATAGTTCTATCTACACTTATCATATTTGGGAAGTTCAAAGAACATCAACAAATATAATATCATATTGCAATTCCGTATCTGTTGCAAATTCATCAACGTATGTTCCAAGTGGAGACATCTACCCATCAATAGGATGCGGTAGTTTTTCAAATGGCGACCAACGTGGTGTTTACGATTGGATTTTTGTTGCCAAAAGACCCGATACTTTAACAACTGTTTCAAGTTTTGGTGTTGAAGAATCTGGAGGCGGTGGAGGAACTGCACATACGAAATCTCTTACAAGTTCACTAACTATCTCCGATTTAATTACTCGAACATCCGTGTGGAAAAGAACCGTAGCGGATACATTATCATTATCAGATTTAATATCAAAAAAACCTGGGAAGGGATTTTCTGAATCACTATCAATATCAGATGACTTTCAATATTTACGTGGATTGTTGCTATCAGAAACACTAACACTATCGGATGCAAAGGCATTCACATACGGAAAAAATCTATCAAATACCCTATCAATATCCGATGCAATAGCACGAACATTCGGATGGAAATTATCGGATTCATGTGCAGTATCCGATGCCATAGCAACACTAAAATATATTAATAGAAATTTCTCAGAAACATTAACAATATCCGATGATTTTAAATATTTAAGAGGATTAGATTTATCTGATTCGGTATCGTTCTCCGATTCAAAATCATTCACATATGGAAAGAACCTATCGAATACGGTAACACTCAATGACCTAATTAGGAGACAAATTGGATTTATCAGAACATTTAGTGACACTATTGCAATATCTGATTCGTGTATCACAAGTCTATATACCGCATACTTTAAAACACTATCTGATACACTAGCATTAAATGACCTCATTAAAACCGCTACGGCTTTTAATAGGTCTATCAATGAAAATCTAACAATGACAGAAACATTTGTAAAGGCATTCTATAAAAATATTAGTGATACATTAACATTAAAGGAATTAATATTATTTTTTAAAACAGCAGCATACTTACTTTCAATATACGATACATTGGCGTTAACATCGGCAATGACTATATTAAAGAATCAAACGCTAAGTCTTTCAGATACATTGGCTATATCTGATTACATCATGGCGATATCTTCAAAGGATATGGAAATGTTGGATTCCACTGGTGCTATCCTGGTTTATCTCCGTAGACCGTATTGGGATAATTTGGATGGAAGTCTTGGGTTTAATTCAATTGGGTTTTCATTCAGAAGCGGAAATTACACATCATATATCGAAGATATAAACGATGAGAGAATCACATTCACTGGATATGAGAGTGCAGATGATGTATTAACTAGATTCAATAAAATCGCAGACATAGCAGACAACGGAACGGAAATAACGATTTCACTGTTGGGAACTGAGTGGGATGGAACATACGTGATAGACAGTTTCACATATAAACCCATAGGATTAGATGTATTCGAATACACATTATCTTTAAAGTTGGTGAGGTAAACATGAAGAAAGTAATGAAAAAGGTTGATAAAGACGACATGAAACTGTTAATTCAGGCAATAAAACAATTCACGAGGGAAACTAAGGATGACGAAATTATTGCTGCCTCATCAAAAGTAACGAGTAAGGACATACTATTTTATTTTTTAGCACAGAATCAAGCATTGGAAACTCGTGTAACACGTATTGAAACAACTCAGAAAATGCTATGTTGGTTCGTGGGAATATCAATATCTGTAATAGGATTGGGAATAAGCGTGTTCAAATGGTAATAGAGATAGCATCGATGTTCATTGTATTGATTGCAATATTCACGTTGCTTAGAGTTCGAAACTGGATGTATAAGAAACGTGGATTTAACGTTGGAACATACGAAGATGCAATAGTCTGTGTATCATTTTTCATTGGATTATTTTCAATCGGTATATTAACAAAGGAGAAGATATGGATACTACTGGCATTACCTTTTTTTGTTTACCTCTTAACGCCAGTTATCCTATTTTCAATGAGACAGTGGAAGGAATTTTTAGGATTATTAGATAGATATATAAGGAGATAAAATTATGGGAGAAGTAAAGAAAACTTGGTGGAAAAGTAAAACCCTATGGCTGAACGTCATAGCATTGGTTGCAATGCTCGTTCAATCAAACTATGGGTTCGTTATTGCAGCAGAAGAACAAGCAGCACTTATTGTGGTTGCTAACCTAATAATGAGAGCAGTAACAAAAACTGGATTGGAACTGTAAAACAGTTCCTTTATTCTTTAATTATGAAACCGCCAGTTAAATTTATTGCATGGGGAAATCATCATTTATATTATGGGATTTCATTTCTTGCATTTGGAACTTATAATTTAATATTGGGAATCGGTAATGGTAATTTAGATTCGCTAAGTCCTCTATGGATAAGCATTATGGGAGTTGGCGTATTCTGCATTATCGATGACCTAATAGAACATCTAATAACAAGAGAAACCCCATTAAGAAAATTGTATCTTTTTTTATTTAAAATGAAAGAATAAGGGCGGAGGAATTGACCCTTATTCTACGATATACCCGTTATTCTCACCTATTCAGTTGAATTTGTGTAAACGTCACCGTTCTCTTTTTTCTTTTTTTCTTCATACGGGCACAGTAGCCGTCTATAAAGTTCCAATTTGCAGCATTCCAGTGCCCCTATAATCTCATTGTAACGGGCATAGTTTGCACCATCTAATTGCCTGTCGATTATACGGGTAAACAGATAGTTCAACTCACCTGCGGTCAATCGGTTCAGTTCCGCACTCACCAAGAACGGGAACATAACTGCCTTAAATTTCTTCCTGTCCTCAATTTTTATATACGGCATTTTATTCACCCTTTAAAAAAATTTTCTTACAAAATATATTCTTCGCTTTCAATTCATACATTTGTGTAATTGCTACACAACCAGGAAGATTATTTACTTCAACTTTATACGGAGTTTCTTCAACATATAATCCAAATTTAAGAAATTTCCTAAGAATTGGTTTTTGCCAAATATTTTTTATTTTTGATTTTAAATATTCATCTCTCTCTACATATATTTTTTTAGAAATATCACTAACAAATTTTTCATATGTTGTTATCATTTTATCACTTCCTTTTCATCATTTTCATTTCAAATTCTAGTGCCTTATCCTCATCCTTTATGTGAAATACATAGTGACACATCTCATGGTAAAACACACCAATCCAATGGTGGGCATCTCCATTATAATTAAACGGATAATATAAATCTATTCGACCCGAAGGGTAGCACAACCCCAAAACGTGTTCTTTAAAACTTCGCCTGAATCTAATTCGCTTTGGTTTTGGTATTTGATAATATGCACAGAATATTATAACCGCATAATCGAATTTTGTATAATTATCTATCTTGTAATTATTCTCATTCTCGAGATAAAATTCGTTCAATAGTCTATACATCTTTTTACACTTATATAACGGTGGCATTAGCATTCTCATTTTTTCTTTCCTCCAACTTTCTTTCTCTGTTTTATGAGTTCCTCTTGTATCTCTTTTAACATAGCCCAGGTCATGTAACGACTTACACTATTCTTATCCTCATATTCCTTCTCAGACCGTGCCAGTTTAAAGACACGATAAGATAAGAAACCCATCATCACACACGCCAATAGGTAAATAAGAACCAGTGGCATTGAGAACACGTTAGAAACACCGATTTGAGCAAGAACGAGAGGGAATAGTGCAGCAAGATATATGAAATCCTTAAACATTCCAATATAATATCCCCCCTCACCGTAGTATGTTCGCCCCATCGTGAAGATATCTCTTGCCCGTTTTAATCCGAATCTCGATGACGATGTTGACTTATTTACATCCAAGTTATCGGAGTATTTCGATAGGTCTTTGAAGTATTTGTGATAAGGATATTTCTTTTCGGTCATTCTATAAACACCCTTCGTTTTCCCTCTTTTCTTGTATATATATAAACCCAACCCTTCTCACGCATGTCAAATTTAGGGAACTCACTCCCGTAGCGTTCTGTAATTATGTCCAACTCTTTCGCTATTTCACTCCAATTTCGTTGTTCACCGAAACAACAGAACGGCACGATTTTCTCACCACGATTTGTAATTTCTGTGGTGACGAATCTATATGGACTTAGTTTTTTTGGCATATCCTTCCTTCTTCAACCATTGTATAAATTCATCTAAAGTTTTAAAACGGTAATCTACGTAAACTCGAATCCACGGATGTTCACTGTATCGTTCACTGACAACGAACACGAGTTTTCCCGTTTTATGTGCGTGTGATATTTCAAATGCAGTTCCGAGACTTGGTTCGTGTATGATTGTAAATAGTCCATCTCGATTATCTATGTTCGATAAATCCCTGTAAACGAGTTCCTCACAATCCGCTTGTGTCCGTTTAAATCTCAGGCAATCATTCGCTGTTGGACTTTTTGATAGTATCAACCTGCGGTCCTTTCGTGTCATAGCATCAAAGAATGGATTATGCAGGTTTAAATTATACTGTCGTTCTAATTCCAACTCGATTATGCGGATTTCATGTCGTCTTTCGAAGGAGTGGGCAAGGTATAAATCCAGGGTCTTTGTTTGTTTCATTTATTCACCGCCACCATATAAATCATTATCGCAATAATCTTCTTCAAGTGGTGGGATAACTGCAACATATTTACTATCGAAATCATCATTATTTAATATTTTGAACAATTCTGATTCTACGAATGGTTTTGGAATATTTGATTTTTTATGTCTCCATCCAATTCTATTCGCTATGTAAATATTCAATATCAATTGCGAAATAGCCACCGATAGTGCCAGGTAGACGTTAAGTAACAAATACCCTGCAATAACTAATGCCAGGGATGTTAATTTAAGTCTAAAGTGCGTTATACTGAATGCTGAAACATCGTATTGTTTATTCTTGAATAGTTTCCATGCCTGTTTTAAATCTGCACCAACAAATCCAACACTCGCTGCGGTCAATATTAGGTCTGCTATCATTTTTTTATCTCTCCATTTTCTATAAGATGCATTTCATAGTGACAATTTGCACACAATATTACACATTTATCAATTTCATTAATTAATTGCTTCATCCCAACCGTTCCAGAATCAACATTGAATTTTTTATATTTTTTAGTAACATGATGGAAATGCAATATTTTTATATGTTTATTATATCCGCATATTGCACAACCATTTGATTTAATATCATTTAGAAAGCACCTAATTTTTTGTCTGTGTTTTTCTGAATATTTATTATATCGTTTTCTATTTATTTTTCGATATTTTTTATAATATTTTTTAGCGTATGCTTTTCTATCGAACAATTTATATCAACCCCATGTATTTATAAATAGCGTTCACCCCTATCTGCGAATATTACAACGATATTTGTTTTCTTATCTTTAGGCTGTAAGTTTGCAACGAATAGTGCAGCACATAACGCAGCACCAGAACTCGGACCTGCTAGGATACCCTCTCTCAGTGCAAGGTCTTTTATTGCACGTTTCGTTTCTGCACTGTTCACGCAAATCACTTGGTCTATTTCCCTGCGGTCAAATATCTTCGGTCTGCGTTGAATATGTAAGTTTTTTAATCCCTCAATCTTGCTTTTTGGGTCTGGCATTGCACCGTAGATTGTCCATCCAAACGGTCTTAAATATTTTGCACAACCCATTATAGTTCCAGTTGTTCCCATAGCACAGACCAAAATATTACTAAAATTTTCTAATGCCTTTAAACTCCAATCGCAATACATGAAATAATCAGCCAAATACGCATATATCTCTGGTGCAGTTGTTTTATAATGACACTCGATGCTTTCTACATTATCATATTGATTTAGCCAAACGTAATTTGATTTTGCAGCCATTCCCTCAACTAAGCCAATGCAATCGTCAATCGTTCCGTCAATTATTTCAACGGTAGCACCGAATGCTCTCATCATCTTAATCTTTTGTTTTGCAGTTGACTTTGGAACTAGAAGTTTGCACGGAAAACCGTATTTTACCGCAGCAATAGCCAATCCAATGCCCGTATTTCCAGATGTTGCCTCAATAATGGTGTCGCCTTTCGTTAAATAACCCTTTTCTATGGCGGTTCTAACCAACCAATCGCCAACTCGGTCTTTAATTGACCCACCGATTGACACGCCCTCTAGTTTGGCAAATAATCGGACATTATCGGTTGCATATGTTTTTAATTCTACCATCGGTGTTTCCATTATTCTTCCTCCAATTTATTATATTCTTCTTCTGATATTATAATACCACAATCTTCGCATATATAATAATAATATGAATAATGATGTTTAAGATTTCCATATTGTGCAAAGCATTTTTCCCTTCTTAACCAAACATGCTTTCTTTCTTCCATTATTTCACCTATCCTAATCCTAGTAAAACATGTTTACCATCTGTAGCAACGTGCTTGAAATCTGAATTGAATATAACATATTTTGTAAATCCACGCATTTGACAGAATCTAATTGCCTCATCGAGACTTGTTTGTTTTGTATATTCAATGTGTTTAATATCTTTTGGTGTAACATATGGTTTTAATATATGAAATGATTCTTTTTCAGTATCAGTCATTTTTGAACAATCCCTTTTTATATCTTCAAATGTGGAAGGTTCTTCATCCCACCACCATATTACCCAAATTTCATAGTCTACCATTTTTACCTCTAAAGAATGAAAGAGATAGGATTTAATTCCTATCAACTTCGACTTTCAGGTTGTATCCTGGTTTTCCTCTGCTTGTCTTGAACATACCAATATAAGTGATTCGCACTAGGTCGCCTTCTTTAACTTCGTTTCGTTCCATCTGTTTTATCAACAGAGTTTTTCCAGTGATAACGACTTTCTTTTCGACACCATCGACTTGTAAGGTATAGACTTTCTTGTATGTCTCAGAGTTTGCTATCTTGGTGACGTGACCTTCGATACTTCCACCTGCTTCAACAAGGTATGTATTATCGCCCTTTGCGTTCTCTTTTCCGAATGCGACAAACACAACATCCTCATTTTCCTGTCTACTGGTCCATGCCATCTAATCACCTTCCTCCCTTGGCTCGGGTTTTTTTACACAATCTTTAAATTTTGTTTGTTTAATATTTGAACGTAATATTTCCAGTGCATTGCTCTGTCTCCAAGCATTGCGGTGAAACATCTCATCAAACCCCATAGCACGTGGTATTAGATAACTACCGTAGCCCTTCAATACCAAGTTCGTATGCACCCGTTCTGATAGCGTAGCAACGTAATTAAAGAACGGAAGGTCTTGAGGAAACTCAACCAGAGATTCGAAGTTTTGCGTGTGGGATATAACCATGAACTTAGGTAATCTGAATATTAGAGATAGCATTTTAACGATAGTCTCCGTGTCTAGCACTATCGGGTCATCCCTAACGCAAATCACGAACTCATCATACTTATCATACAAAGCCATGATTGACATTATCATACCAAATGTTGGAGGTTGTGCTGTTACTGGAATAAGAACAACCGTTAAGTCTTTCTTTTGTAGTTCTTCATTCATTCTTTCACTATCCATGTAACCAAATTTGGTTTTTTATCTCTTTTACTTATGAGAACTGCACGTAAACCGTGTTCCTCTGCAATTGATTTTAGTTCTTTCATATCATCTGGAAGATACACTTTCTTTGTATTCTTGCATTGGATTAATATTGGTTGCCACTCTTTGATGTTTCTCAAAGGTGGAAATGCTATCAAATCAGCGGGTGAGTGTGACCCCGCAGTTCTGAATACGAGATATCCATATTCTTCGTATTGCTTTTTAACTTTTCTCTCGAAGTTTGCACCTTTCACATAGTTCTTATTCGTCATTAGAACTCCAGTATAAATCTGTATATCTGTCGTTGCATTTTGTCAAATTCTTTTTTGCATTCATCTTGCCAATCTGCATATTCATCGCTTGGGGTTTTCATAAATTCCTCTGCCATTCTCAGTGATACATCATATGCTAGAAAATCATCTATCTTCTGAACTAACCTATCGATATTGTAAGCAAACATTATTTGCTCACCGCCTTTTGTCGTTCATACTCCGCAAGATATTCATCGATGTTTTTCACACATGCATCCAAAGATATAACCAAGTGGAAGCACCGCAACTTTGTGTATAACTCAGCAGCCGTTGTTAGCATTTTCTTTGTGTCGAGCAGCACAAGTATGATTTGTTTCTCAATCGTCTGGAGTTGCTCTTTTGTTGGTCCTTCCGCACCAAACGATTCTTTTGTTGCAACATTGTCTTTCAAATTCAATTCTAATTTCTTTCCTTCTTCACTCATTTGGGTCAACTCCATAATCTTCTGATGATTCAATAACCACCAAACCTATTGTTCTTTTTAATACTTCTATATCTTCCTTATCTAATAGGTCAATATATCGTGATACTTCGTGTATCAGCAATTCGTCTGCCTCTTTAAATGATTCCGCATCAGTGATAGTTAATGTCACGGATTTAAACTTCTGCGGAAATATAACTATTCGCTTCTCTACTTTCGTCATTTTGTCACCGATAGTGTGCTAAGTAATATATATTTTGCAGGTGTAAGATTTAGGTCTAACTCATAACAGAATATAATCGTGTATATTCCAGGTGACAACAGTTGAGGATTGGTTAGACTGTGGCAAACAACCCCTTCGTAGTATTCGTAGTATGTTAATATTCCCTGAACTGCCTTCGTTGTTATGGTTAAATTAACATTTCTATCGCACCTAATCTCAAGCGTGTGGTTTCGTTTCACCGTATTGCCCCCAATTCCAGTGAAATTGTCCATAACTGTTTTGTCGTAATTGTGCCAATCTAGGCGAACTGGTTGCTCGACAGTTATATTCGATTGAAGTTTTCCGATGTATGTCATAAGACCTGCTGTTACTATGGTGCATATCATTGTGATAATCAATATTAGTGATATCGCTTTCCTTAGTTTCATAATACACCTATAAATATTTGCTTTCTTCTGCTCTCTTATTGTTTTTAGGTATTTTAACTTCAGTAACAGAGCCGTCAACGTATGAATAGTTTTGTCGTCTATACCACTTCATATCGTTAATTGTCCTATCGATAGCACGAATGGTTTGTCGTCTATGATTTAATAATATGTCGTCAACAACACTCAGACGGACCTGCGTTCTCTTATGTAATTTATTTCGTTTTGCCCAAAGTTTTTTTAATTCACTCATTTTATCAGTCCTCTATGATTAAATTATATTTAATCTTTGCGATTTGAACAACTTGTTCACGGATTTCTGGCGTGATACAACCAATTCTTGCATTATTACATTGTATGAATCCATTTAACATGGCAATGAGTGTCACCGCACCGCCTCCAGTTCCACAACGGAAGCAATGCCATAGTCCTTTTTCTATATTGATGCTGAAGTTTCCGCCAGTTGATGAGCCGTGTATTGGATGTTTTCCAACAAACTCACCGCCTTTTTGTCTGAAGTTTTCTAAGTTTATAATCTTAGAAAGGTCGATATATTGGTGAGGATTTTCACCCTGATAAGTTCTTTCTGTGGTATTTGGCGTTATAAATTTTTCGAACACTTCCTTTATGTGTTGATTCGATATAGTAGCAATAGCATAATCACCCACAACCATATAGTGATTTCCATTCGGGTGAGTCGAGTTAGGACCAACGACCTGCGAACCCTTCCATTGAATTTCTCCATAGTGTTTATCCTCCTTTGTCAACACAAATTTCTTTTCTAAATCTGGTATAATATAATAATAGTGTTTTCCGCCACTTCCCGTTCTAACCGTGAATGTCTTTGGCAATCGGTTTAATACCAGAAAATCTATCTCGGGGTCATCTGCGTCAATAACCGCAAGATTTCCGTAACCGCATACCACCCCATAGTTGTTCCCAAACATCACCCAATCCCCAAGAGTTCTATCAATTATTGCATAGTTATTTGTGTTCTGCCAATCTATATCTAGCGGTTTCTTTCTGGCACTTGGTCCTTCCATATCTATTCTAATAAAGCGAAAGGCATAATTCTTTAATTGTTCTGGAATAACTATCGTCATCTTTAATTAACCTCCTTATGTTGTTGCCCAGAATACCATTCAAACATGTCTCTGCGTAATTTTGCCATTCTTCCATCTGGATGTGTAAATACTATTCCCTCAACAAATCCAGTTTTTCGTGCATCAGAACCTTGAACCATACAAGCATATAATGGGATTAAATCCTCTTTAAACCAAATAGAGAGGGTATCATAATCTTTTGGATACTTACCCCATGATTTATAATGTAAATGTTTTACTGCAAATGTTCCGAATGGTATCCAAATATGTTCTTTTAATTTATATGGGTTTCCATTAACTTTCGGTCCTAGAAGTTCACCAAATGATTGCCCATCATGTAAAAATTCCATATATCCACGTTCATGTGAATTTAATAAACCTTCGGTGATAAATTTTTTTCCACTATTAAAGAAAGGTAGCCGAGTTGTTCTATTCCACATTTGAGTTATTTGCCCATGTTCAATTAAGATACTTACGTTTGTTCCGTGAAGTTTTTCAATTGCCATAACTGAATCATCTGTGAATACCCATTCATAGCCAGGATTTATTTTTGGTGTCACTAAATATCTGCCGTCTGGAAATTTTACACGAATAAATGGGCATTCAATTTTTGGCATATCGTGTATTTCCATTTTAAACACCATCGAAATTTCTGTCTTTTTCACGATGAAATTTAGATAGATTTATTTTACGTTGCTCTGCACGTCTGCGGTCTTTCTTCTGTTTGTTTGCCAACTTAATCTGTTTGTTTTTAGGATGTGCAACTTTGCCTGTGGTTGCTATTTCAAAGTATGCTTTGTCTCTTGACTTTTTATTTGCACTCATTTAAATCACCCACTTATTTTTTAAATAATCAACGGTTCTTTGTGTTGCTGCGATATCATCTCGATGACCGAGAATTGAACTCTCGTATGCAATACGAACAACGGGAACGAGATGAAAGAACCTCATTAGATAATCGCACTTCATTATTGCCTCTTTGTGTCTTTGTATTTCTTCCTCAAGGAATGAAATAAACCATATTGATTCTTCTTTGTCCAATAATTTTTCTTCAATGTGACGTGAATTATTATGACCTTTTTTAAATTCTACTGTCATATTATTCCTCCCACTCATAGACAAGTAAAATATATCCTTCTTCATCTACCAACTCGAATCTCTTTTTCATTTTACATTCCTCTCATAAATTTAAACGCTATATTGTCAAATTTCCAACAGGTCATTGAACCCTCATTTTCATTTAACCAGTGGTGTATTTCTTCGTGTGTTAGGCAATAGCAAACCTTTTCCTCCATTGATTTATTTTTAAATGATTCGCTATCTGCATCGTTTATTCTATCCAACATCAAACAGATGTGTGCTGAATTTAGATTATAGAACCCCAACATTGTTTCTTTATCATGGACATAGTGACTAGCGAATGACACCGAAACGTGGCTAGTATCTACTATGTGTTTAATTATTATCTTTTTGTTTATGTGAATGTCTGTTATCGCCATTATTTCACCTTCTTTGGTCTACCTGCTCTGGGTCGCTTTGTCCTAAGTGGTTTTACTTTCATTGCATCTATTTCCTTTTTTATAACCTTGTTCTTTATGTTCTTTCCAATTCGTATTTGATTAAATTCTATTTCTTCAAAGACAACCTGTTGTTTCTTGCTATAAGTTACCACACCGAATATTTTACTTGTCGTTGGGTGTATCCGTTCCTTACCACCAACTGCATCGGTTGTTGTAATCGTGTTACCAACAACGGAAGTTGCTATTGAAATTCTCCACGCCCCGTTTTTGTCAATGAAGTAGATTGGTTTGCCGATGATTTTATTTATCTTCATAGTTCAACCCCAGATTCAACGAACTTATTTAATGGAACAATCATGCATTTAACGTTTGCTTTTTTTCTTTCAAGTCTATACTTCGATACATCTTCTTCGGTGAATATTCCGTGAATCTTTGTATCATAATACCAATTGTCTGAATCGATGTAGTGTCGTTTATGCGAATACATAATATAGACAATGCTTTTCATCATATGTGTAACCACGCCCCACATTTTCTACATTTTTTATTGTTTGGGTGATTAAATGCACCACAGTTAGGACATTTGTTTTCTAGTGTAATCATAGTCCAAACCTTCCTGTGTCTGTAATTGTCCGTGGTTTTGGGATGTTCACTGTAAGTTTACCGCCACACCCTCTACATTTCTTATCATGTGTGCTATTCATTGTTCCACATTTTGAACAAAACTGTGCCCCATTTTGCATAAAGAAATATACCGCAGGTTTTTTAATATAACCCTCTGCGACATATTCATCATACGATGGTGCTGTGAAAACCTTAACTACCTTTCGGCATTTGTCACAGAAGTATAGGTCATACTCTCGGGAATTTCCTTCTTTTTGTAGCGTAAGTTCACCGCCACAGTGGATGTGAATATTACTCATATTTTTTGTCCTCCTGTTTTCTTTTTTGTTTCAACATTTTAAGTATGTTGAACTGTCTCTCATTGAAATCGTTGTCTGTTTCTTTGTTTAAATTAGATACCATTCGTTTGTTGTTAAATATGTTTTGTCTACCATCGTCTCTATTATACACATCAATTTGTGTGTAGACGCCAACTTCAGTCCAACAATCATTATTAAAGTTTTCTGAATAATCATTTTCTGTCGTGATTGAATCAGACGCAATACGTTTTACATTTTCATTTTTTAAATCACGTATTTCCTGTTCTCTGAGCATTTGCAATAATCCGATTCTATTTCGTTCTTTTTTCATATTGTCCTTCAATAACATCATAATTACACCCCTTTATATTGATTTTGTTGTTCAAATACCATAAACCTTTTAATAAATTGGCAATTCATGCAAAGTGTTTGATAGCCAACTGGGTAGTTATGCTTTCGCAACCATGGATAAAAACAACTACCTTTTGTTTCAGGCATTGACTTTCTTTGTGAACTACCATCATTAAATATGTGGTCAATGGATAATGCACGTATATCATCAAATCCACAACTGACACAAGTTGGTTTTCCATCATGTCCGTAATGTGATATTACGTCTATTTTTACACGCTGTCTCCATTCTTTATTGTGTTGTCTGTTTTATTCTTTTGTTCTTATTCGTGGTTTATTTTTACCAATCATTTCACTCATCTCCATACATAACAAACGTAGTTAGTTCATCTAATATATATCGTATGATGTCTAATTTAGTAACTGCCGATAGTCTTATCAATCGCTTTAGTTCACGCATTTTGTTCACGCCTCCGTTATATTGTGTCGTTTACGCAGTTTATCTTCTACACGTTTCGGTATAGAACGGACAAGTTTTTTATTTGCGGTAGAACAGTCGGACACATCTAATCGTCTTATGTGCGTTAATAGTTGTTCTAATATGTTGTCGTCTACTTTCATTTTAAAACTTCCGCACCACAGGGGTAAACAACTAAAATCAAGGTCTGCCCCTCTAAGGTTTGCCCCTTTAAGGTCTGCCCGTCTAAGGTCTGCCCGTCTAAGGTTTGCCCCCTCAAGGTCTGCCTCTCTAAGGTCTGCCCCCTCAAGGTCTGCCTCTCTAAGGTTTGCCTCCTCAAGGTCTGCCCATCTAAGGTTTGCCTCTCTAAGGTTTGCCTCCTCAAGGTCTGCCCATCTAAGGTCTGCCCCTTCAAGGTTTGCCCCTCTAAGGTTTGCCCCTTCAAGGTTTGCCCCTCTAAGGTTTGCCCCTTCAAGGTTTGCCCCTTCAAGGTTTGCCCCTCTAAGGTTTGCCCCTTTAAGGTTTGCCCCTTCAAGGTTTGCCCATTCAAGGTTTGCCCCTCTAAGGTTTGCCCCTTTAAGGTTTGCCCCTTCAAGGTTTGCCCATTCACCACCTATTTCGCTATTCAGCCATTTTTTGTGTTTAATCAATATTTCATCTATATCGGATTTTTTCATGTTCACGCCTCCAATATTTCTTCAACCAGTTGAATAAATGCACTCAACTGTTCTTCTTTCGTTCCGCCCCATGCGAGGATATTGCTCATTTCAATTTTATACTTTGCTTTTTGTTCTGCGTTCATTTTAACCACTTCCTAAGTATCCATCTGTTTCTAATTCGTGTGCTATGTTATCCCACTCGTCATTTGCCTGTGGAATATCCGTTAATAGGTAGTGTATAAATTCGTGGGATATTATACCAATGACGCTACCAATGGGTGATTTATGCCCATACATTTTATAATTTCTGCACGTTAACGCCCACTTATTTAATTTCATGTCTCCCGTATTGTCCAAGATAAAACCACCGCAGGTTTCCCTCGAGCAATGGTATTCCATCTGGGCTTCTGCCTGTCGCTTCATTGAGATACCGTGGGGCTTTACTCCGTTTGATTTATACTTCATTAGCAACACCCTGTGATACTGTTTTATCATCGGCTCTTTCGTTATGTGCAGGTTAAATTCTTTCTTTAGTTCACGCATTTTGTTCACGCTTCCTCAATTTCAATCTGTATTTTCGTATATGAGTCTATTTGTTTGTAGTATGCTAGACTCGGTAATAGGTCCGTCATTTTTTCTGCCTGTAATTCTATGATATTTTGGTTTATGAAAGTTCCAACGAACTTTGATATGGTTATTACAAATAGTTTCATTTGTTCACGCCTCCGGTTCTTTTAAAATATCTCCGTGGTCCGATAGGTAGCCCGATTTAATTAATTTTGTCGCCATTCTTCCGTAACTTCCCTGCAAAGTCCAAGCGTGTCCGTTTTTTATCAGCATCGAGAATAACTCCAAAACTTGTTTGGCGGTTATATCTCCACTTTCGAATGCAATTATTAGTTCTACTTCATCCATTTTATTTCACTACTCCATTTTTAATATTGCTTTTGCAAACGTGTGTATATCTGTCGGTGCGGTATTATACGGCTTAATATATACAATTCCGCAGGTGCAACGCCCGTCAATCCCGAGTTTTGTCAGGATATTGCTCATAAACATATCATCTGCCTCTGTTGACGTATTCCTATTTGCTAGGTCCGTCAGATATTCTCTTATTGTTGGCATTTTTTATTCCTCCGATTTGTTATTTCTATTCAACGGAATACCTGCCCCGATTTTCTCGGCATCACGAAACAGATACTTTTGTCCGTTTAATTTGTCTAATCCTCCACACGCTTTAACGCCATCTATACGAAACAATACTTCATGCAGCAATTCGTGTGATACAACCTCTGAGAATATTTCATCAAATGAGTAATTTTTTTCATTATAACACACATATTGTCTCCACAACTTGGGTAAAAACACCGTGATATAGTTTGTCGTAATTTTCGCTTCTGTTTTATCATCATCGAGATATACCCACTTTGCGATATGATGCCCCAATGTATGATTACTCATATTGCACTTTAATCTAAATATTACCTTCATATTTTTATGTGTGACTTTCTTATTTTTTAAATCATCTGGTCCAAATCTATATTTCATTTTTTTCACCTTACCTATCTATTTGTCGGTCCACCTTTATATTACTTTTGCCGATTCATACATATTTATATATCTTTTTTGTCCGTCAATTTTGTCCGTTTTGTCCGTTTTGTCGGTTTGTCCGTTTGTCCGTGTGTAGCCAAACAACCGTTTTGGCTGTTCACCGTTTTGGAGTTCTACCGTTTTGATATTATAGTCTTTTGACATATTATCATTTCTCTATTATTCGTATTTGTAACTACATGGTTTATGGTATTTTACCTTTTTGATTATATTACTCCAATTATTACACTTCATTATTATCACTATATGGTATTTAGTCATTCTGTTATTTAAACATTTCGTGTAATTATGTCAAAGTGCTAGTATGTCAAAATCGATTATCTTTTTTAAAACGTGTTACTATATGCTAAAAATTTAAATCGATTTACGGACCGTATTAATTAATATGCTAAAATCAAATAAAAATAAACGGGTCGAATAGTGATATTATATCAAAGTGTTATTCTATCTCAAAAAGTATAAATAGTAGAAACGATATAATAGATAATAAGGAGTATGATAAAATGATTAATGAAAAATTGATAATATCTAAAAAAACGCTTCATAAACTATATTTTGAAGGTTTAAAAAATCTAAATATAGATAAGACAAATAAACTAATAACTCAAGAAGATAAAAAAATATATATTGCTAGAATTAAAATTCGTGCTAGATGTGAAGTTAATGAATTACTAAATAGTTCTTATGGTTTTCAATCACCAGATTTAAACATTATATTTATTAACTTAAAAGATATCCAAGATAAAGAAAAATTAAGAAACGAAACGCAACATAATAATAATCATTATACGCTAGATGAATTAATATGTGAGACTTATACACACGAATGTATTCACTCTATATTAAATGAATTAATAGACTTTAAAACTTCTAAAAAATACGATAATATATATAGAAAATTACGTGATTATGACATAATGGGATAATAGCACAAAAACTATAAATACTAGAAACGATATAATAGAGTATAAGAAAAAAGGATATGTGATAAAATGATAAGTAAAACTAACCAAACGAAAAAAAGCGTTTCTCGATGGTTGAAACGTAAAAGACAAAATAAGTATAACTGGTTAAAAGAACATATAGGTTTTTTTAATTAATTATACTTATTCTTTAATCTTTAATAAAGGAGTATTGATAATATGGAGTTAACAGAGATAAATAATATAATAAATAGACTTGAAAGATATGCATATAAAAACTATATTGGTTTTACGATATGCTTAAAGAATAATAAGATTAACAAAGTAAAACCTAGCAATAAAAAACGTTTTTGTGTTGGGGTAAAAAAACCTTTAATTGAAAGATACCAGAATAAGGTTATTTACTACCACGAAAATTTTAAATTACTCCCGTTTAATAATTATATCGGAGGATATTACGATAAAGATAAAGAGCTATTTATTATCGAGTTAATCTTAATCTTATCTGAAAAACAAAAATCGATTAACACTGGTAAATTTTACGGGCAATATTCCATATACGATTTATTAGAAAATAAAGAGATAATACTATCAAAATGTTAAAATTACACCATAAGTATATAAGGTAGAAACGATATAATAGAATATAAGGAGTGTGTAAAAATATGAAAATTAAAGATTTAATAAACGAAACAAACGAAAAATACGAATCTGGTAATTTAAAAAATACCGATATACTCTTTAATCTATTGGTTATACTCGAAAATTCAGGGAGGCTATAAAAATGTTAGTTATTGGAGTTATTGACGAATCACAGATAAACGATTTTATCTTTATTGAAAAACTGGTAATAGTCACTAACCGTATTCACCAGTTAACCGGTAAGGAGTGATTAAATGAAGTTAAACCAGGAGTTAACCATAATCAAAAAGAAAAACTATAAAAAAGTGCCCGATGAAATAGAAATAATTATGTGGATATAAAAAGGAGTGAAAATATGAAGTTAAGTAAAAAAGATTATTTAGAAATATACGAATTAAATAAGAAGTATAATAAAGAAAAAAAACTATTCTTAATTGACGATATCATTAATAATTTATCGGGTAAAAAGGATAAGTGATAAAATGATAAAAAGATTAAATTCAAGGGTAACACTAACACAATATAGGAAAGATAATAATATACCAACAAATAAAGAATTAAAAGAAATAGTTTTAAAATATATCAAATATAAAGACTGGTATAAAAATTCCCTTAATATGATTAAGGATAAATTCCCGTATAATTACGATTTAATGCTTAAACTAATCAGCGTGACAAGTCAACAAAATAATTTAAAGTCAAATATAGACTTTGCGTTAATGTCTTATCAGTCTATAATTAATAATAATTCCCCTTACGAGTTAAATTATGGAATAGTGAATACGTCTATTCAGGGGAACATAAAGCGTATATTATCGGGTAAATTACCACATGGTAATAAGATTAAACCTTTTACCCTAGCGTTGCGGGGCGATTTATCACAGGTAGTTATCGATACACATATGATTAAGTTTTTCACAAACAATAAAAAGCGAGTGCCAACAATAACCGATATTAGACATATTACAACAATAATAAACCATATAGCCCAGGATTTAAACCTTAAACCTTCTGAAGTTCAAGCGTGTATATGGGTATATATTAAAGAAAATATGGAATACTCCAGGGATAAGAGTAATTTTGATTATGCTTATTATCTTAAAGACATAAACGGGGAAAAATTCAATAACTACAAGTTTATCAATAACGATACTATAGACTTATTAAATATTGACGTAAGAACCTTTAATTCAGCCCCGCCAAACGATTTAAACGGTTAAAACGGGGCAATGTAGCCCAAACGGGAATAACGCTTTAAATCGCTTTAAAACCAGTGTTCACCGCCAGTTAACCAAAGTGTAAGAATTACACCATAAGCATATAAGTAAGAAGCGATATAATATATAATAAGGAGTGTGTAAAAATATGTTAGTTAACCAACAAAAACGGGTATTAAGAAAATTAAGACATGAAATAACACGGTTGAGCCTGGGAGTTAACACTAAAATCGACCCAGATGGAAACGAGATAATAGTAACCAGTGAATTAATAACTACTCCCATATTAAGGGATATAGTGACGATATGCGATAAAGAAGGTTTAAATTACTATATCGCATCGGATAGTAATAATAGATACGGAGTAAGAGTAAGGGTATATAGTGTGTAATATCCTTTTTTTTCTTTTTATGTTTACTGATAGTTAACCGTAGCACGTTTTTTATGTTTCGTAGCACGATACATGTTAACCGTTTAAAATGGCAATTTCAACTTTTATATATATAATCATATATCTCCCCCTCGGAGGAATAGCACGGTTAACACTATCTTATATATATAATTATATATCTTTTATCTTAAAGACTTACATTTATATATATAAGTTAACTATTGTTAATTCAGGCAAATCCAGGAAATCTGGGGTATATAAACCTTTCGATTTATGATATACTTTATATACTTTTAAATCATATACTATATAAGTGTTGCGATAAGTATATATACCCCCATTAAAATCCCGCAGAAAAAATAAAAATGGAAGGGTAGTGACTTACATCCTGGGGTCTAATTCTGGAGGTCGTGCTACCCCGCAACGATAGCACACCTGAATTTGTTGCAATACTGATTTTTATATGAAACATCATATAATATTAATTTATTTAATTTTCGCTTCTCGGAGAGAATTAATTTACAAAGAATTAGATTTAATTTATTTAATTTAAAATTAACAAGTGTTAATTCAGGCAATTTTCGACAGTCCAATATACATAAATATATATATATTTGTATATATGAGCAGGTAAAATTACCAAAACATTACCCTGTCCACACACTCTCTCGGAGTAACCCTGTCAAAAGTGCTGCATTCTGGACATGGTATTTTATCTATGTTTAGTATAATCACCATTTTTAAATCAACAAGTAGAAATTACCCTGTCTATAAAACCATAGCACAACACTGTTGAACCTGGTTTTTTGCTCGGACAGGGTCTTGCTAATTTACCGTGAACACCCAAACCGCCCAAAGTCAAAAAGGGGGTCAAAAACAGACCAATTATTAACAATCGTTAATGACCTATATTTCCACTGGAACTTAATTATTTCTGGTCTAATTCTTTTTATTTTCGGCTTTTCTGCGGATTTTTGCGGATTTCTCTAATATTATATATATGGCGGTTTTTTGCCGTTCACCGCCACGTTCACCGAAATATAGCAAGGGTTTATATAAGGGGAGGGATTGCTATGTAGTTAACAATCGTTATGCGAGAGTATATAAAGGGGTGTAATTATGATGTTATTGAGGATAGGCGTGAACATGATGAAAATCACGGTGAACTTGGGCGAGGCGTTTAAGTTGATTCTATTAACCATCTGTTGCTTCAAACTATATGAGATTGCATACCTGCTCGGAAGGTGATGGCATGGAACGAAACAAGGATAAAGAAAAATTCATTAAGAAAGACGGTATTGTATATAGAAAAGTTCCAATTGAAAAAACACTGAAAAAAATTAACGCAAGTGAGGGGTCGGATTAAATGGGAAACTTAGGATGGATTAACGGGGATATAGATGAGTTAGGTGGTGAAATGGTAAAAGTTATGAACAGTGAAGAATACAAGGAATGGCGTGAACCGAAGGTCGTATTTCTCCGCAAACGGGATAAAGTGCAGTTTCTAGGCGGTTTAAGCGTTTTCATCATCGGGGCGACCATTACCGTAGCTTCGGTCCTCGAATGCGTAGAATCGCTTGTTCTGGGGTTTCTCGTGGCAATGGCGGGGGCAATAGTCCTTCTAACTAGCCGTCTGTGCATGAAGGTGTGAACAATGCAGATTCAAACTGAATGTCAAGTATGTGAAATTGAACTAAAACCAAAAGAATATGGTTCTGAAAATATTGCTTTATCAAAGGATAAAACGAGAAGTTACTACATTTGTAACAAATGCCGAAAGAAACTGTTACAAATGCACGAACAGGCAAAAGTATTTATTTCAAAGGATGTTTTCTGGGCAAGTGTGAGAACATGAGCAAAAATAAAAAATGTGACAAATGCAATGGAGAGGGTGGAATCCTATGGATAACCTCAACTGGCGTGGATGCAATGTGGGAGTTCTGCGATAGGTGCAATGGAACGGGTGAAATAGAGAAAAAAGAGGAAGGGGCATCATGTTAAAATGCAATAAATGCAATGGAAGCGGTATAATATATTATAAATATCAAGATGGTGACCATGAACACGAATTAAATGACGTGTGTGACGAGTGTGAAGGAACTGGTGTTTGCAATAAATCAATATATCAACGTGCATTAAACCTTTGGGGATATGAAGCACAACTCAATATGGCGATAGAAGAACTAGGCGAACTCATCGTGAAACTGGCAAAATTAAGACGATTAGTTAATGGTTCAAATGAGGATGACGTTGCATCTGAAATTGCAGATGTTGAGATAATGATGGCACAATTACGTTTAATGATAGGAAATGAATTAGTTGAAAAAGCGAAACGGAAAAAACTAGTAAGATTGGAGGAACGAGTGAAATACGGGGAGGGTTCAACATAACCATAAAAGTCGCATATATCGGACTTCCTCGTTATTTATCGTTACCGATACTCTCCAGTATCGCAAAGGAAATAAAGAAAGTTGGCGTGAACTTCTATATTGACACAAACGAGGAAGAACCCAACGGGGTTGCCGTTCCAGATAATTTTGATATGACATTGCGAATAAACAAGAATTTGGTAACAACTGCATATGATAATATAAAATCAAGAAATGTGTTAAAAACCGTTAAGTCTGTAAAGATATTAAAGAGACACATCAATGATAGAATGAATTTTTTAAATCCAGATGCAATTATAACTACCTCCGATATGGGGGGGCTTGTTACACGGCTATGTAACGAATGGGCGGTTAAACATAACAGACCGTTTTTTATCATGCAACCGAGTTTCTTGGAAGTTGCACCCGAAACGTGGAAAGAAAAGATTTCCAGAATAGTGGCATATTCACTATTTAATAAATTATTGCATACACCGATAGGCAGACGACAGCAATACTATGGAAATGAAAGAAAAACAAATTATAATTTATTTTGGAGTGCGGAGTTTTCAAATCAAATAAAAGATACATCAAATACGTTTTCAGTGGGAAATCCGCTATTGGACAAATTCTATAATCAAAAGGTAAGGATTGATGTTAAAGAACCAGTTGTGTTGATTTGCACACAACCATATAATAAATTAATGGATATGGGAATTTTAACAAGAAATCAAGTAACAGAAATGTATGGGATGTTGTGGGGTATTATTTCGCAAAATCCTGGTATTCATTTTATAATTAAGGTTCACCCATCAGAAGATATAAAAACATATTCGATGGTTATATTTGGAAGTCAAATGGGTGCAAATTATAGTATTACACAAACTGCATCAATGTCTGATTTATTAAAAATTGCAGACGTTCAGGTATCAATGGCATCTTATACATCATTTGAGGCAGTAGTTGCGGGTGTTCCAATAATAATAATTCACCCAGAGTTCGTTGATTTCTTTAATCAACTCGAGGGCGTTGCACAGAACGTTACTGATATACAACAGTTCAATGTAACACTAAGAAGATTATTACGAGAATTAGGCAGAGAGTGTTTTGCAATTCACAGAAAAAACTATCTCAATAAAAAATTATCATACTTTGGAAATAGTGCGGAAATAACCGCAAATACAATTAGGAAGGTCATAGAATGGAAAAAACCAGGATTCAGATAATTGGTGATTCATTATCACTTCATCGCAAGGATGAGGGCATATTATATAAAGATACTTACCCATACATTTTGAGTAAAAAGTATGAAATCATAAGAACGTGTGGGTATAGTAAAAAAACAAGCGATGAATATAAAATTGAACCAGACTGTAAATATGTTATAATACATTTGGGGCTTGTTGATTGTTTTCCACGAGTTTATGCGAAAAATACAAAACTTATATTATTCTATCTTCCAAATCAATTGAGACAGATGGTAACATTTTTCCATAGGCACTATCGATATTATTTCACACGGATGTTTCCTAGAGTTACAACAGAAAGTGATGATTTCTATTATAATATAAGAAGGTTATTACACGCAATAAACATGTCTGGTGAAAAACCAATAATAATAGATATCGTAAATGTTTCAGATGCAGTAGCAAAAAGGAACTACGGTGCGAATGAGAACATTGAAAGATATAATGATTATTTGCATAGAGCATGTTTCATCTTTGATTGTG